AAGCACTTGTTTGATTCGTTGCAAAACTAAAACCAGCGCCTACAGGTTGATGTGCCATTTACTCTTCCTCTTCGGTTTCTTCTTCAGCATTATCAAGTTCACCAACTGTTTCTGCATCTGGTTCTACATCTTCTTCAGACTCAAGTTCATAACCCATCATTGCATTCGCAACCGCAGGCTTAAGAGCATCTATTCTTGCGGTAGCCTTTTGCATTAATTGAGTTTTTATTGAATCACTAATTTCAGATGGAGATTCATCCGCAATCATCAAGTTCATTAATTCATCCATGAGATAAAAATCCTATACCTATGTTTTATTTATATCTCGCCACCTTTAAGGTCTGGAGTGCCTGGCGAATCAGGGTCTTCAGTTTTACTGGTGTCAATCTCTGGTTCATTGATTGGTTTACCAAGATTATCCTTATTACCCTGTGCATCCATAGCCATTTGTGCCATTTGCATCTCTTGTTCAGTTGGTGGAATAAGTCCAGCCTCTCTTTCAGCAGCGATTAATTTATCTTCCTCATTAATTTCACTATCAGTTTGACGTAAAATCTTACGACGTATGTAGTCTACTGAATAATATTTTCCAATATAAGGGTCAGCAGTTGCAACTAAACCTAGTCTTTCTTGCATTAATTCTGCATCTTTGAGTTCAGCAAAGTGATTATCATACAAGTAATCATATTGAATATGGTCACTCATTTGTTCCCATTCTTCGGGAGTACAAACATTTTTAAGAATGAGTTGAGTTTTAAGTATGTCATGGAAAAGATTACTAAATCTTTTTCTCATTCTTCCAACAAACTTACTAAACTTAAGTTCATCTCTTAAAACTTCTGATGAACGACCTAAACTGAAACTTGCATTGTCAGCCATACGAGACTCAGGAACGTTCAAGGAACGGAAAAGTTTCTTCTGAAAGTATTCTACGTCTGTAAGTTCTCCTAAATTTTGTCCGCCAGGCAATGTTGATATCTCAGTTCCACGACCACCCTCTCTTCTTGGTAGCCAGAAATCTTCCATCATTGACATATATTTTTTATCGTCACGAATCTCACCAGTGTTTGCATCGTAAGTTAGTTTGTTACGATATCTCGCCATAACTTCACGAAGATATTGCTCTGCCTTTGCCTTTGGTAAATTACCAACATCAATATAGAATATTCTTCTTTCTGGAGCTCTTGATAATCTATAGATAACAAGACTATCTTCAATCATTCTAAGTTGATTAAGTGACTTAATTGCTTTTTGTAGATATGAAAGAACTGTTTGTTTATTACGATCTACTAAACCTGATGTGCAATATGCGACTGCATCCTTAGCAAACTTGACTGCATCTTTCTGTTGTCCTGTAACTGCAACAGAACCATATTGGTTTTTCTGATATGAGTGTGGAGTATATATGAAATATTCTGATAGTCCTTCAAAATCTGCATCTAATGGGTTGTCATTACCGCCTGGTTTATTACCTTGCACATATTGAATTGCATTTGCACCACCTTTTTTCTTCTGTTCTCTTACATATTTGATTTTAAGTGCATCAATATATCTAAGTTCTTTAATTCCTTCTTCTGGTTTTTCTAAATCTATGACTTTATGATAGTATATCCTTCCATCTACATACCAATTACGAAATATTTCATGCGCTTTCTTATCAAAGTCCAACATCTCCTTGATGTATTGAAACTCTGAACGAATAAGATCCTTAATATTTGGCCCTACATTTAGATTCTCAAGGTCAATTTGAACTGGCGAATCATTTTGGTCTGCAACAATCGCTTCAATTATAATATCCTCTATCGCAGAATCAACTTCGGGATGAAGTGCCATCTCACGATATCTACGAATTAAATCATATTCTGTTTTAAATACGCCCTCTACATCAAGATATTGACCATAAAATCCAGACGCCAAATAGTAGTCTGCACCGTCCTCATTATTTTTGGGGACAGGCGAAACTACTGATGGTGACGGTTTCTTATACGAATCATCAATCGAGAAACCAAAAAGTTGTGCCATAGTATAACTTCTATACCTATAGTGGTATTTATATTATATCTTAAACTGTAATAAAAATCAACTAGAAGTTACCTGTTGGTGAGGCTACTTCGTAGAATAGGTAATTGAATGTAACTTGAAACTCTTCAATCTGATCTGTTGCACCAAAATCAAGAGGAATAGAACTAACTGTATTAGGATAAATTCCCTCAAAGTTATAAAGTCTTAGAACTTTTTCTGGATCGCCAGGGTTTGTTCCCTCTCTACTTAGTTGTTTAACTTGAGCAGATCTCTGATAAACTTCTGGACTAATTGTACCTTGAGCTGTCTGTAAATCATTAATTGAGTTACTCCATTTCTCCATCGCATCTCTGATTATAAAATCAGTGTCATTAATAATGGTTACTGTCCAAGGATCAAAGGTGCGGTCTCCAGCAACAGGAAGAACACGACCTCTATATGGAACTGGAATATTACCTAAGTTTGATGCTGGTATCTCAGCAGCCTTGACTAGGAATGGAACTTTATCAGATACATCTGTTAAATTTATTCCTAGTTCTTCTGGAAAAGCAATCTCAACTTCAAACAGGTTAGCTCTTGCACCACCACCAGCTAATCTAGATCGAAACTCTGTTATGTTTCTTTGATTAAATGTTGCCATTTTCTTTTTTAACTCCTTTTGTTATTTAGTGGGACTTTGATTAAACTCGACCAATGACTTCAGAGAAGCTAACTCCAGTCCTAGTTGCAACAAAGGTTAGACCGATGAAGTTAATTGAACGTGCAGGCTTGATAAAGATATCTGCCTTAAACTCGTTCGCATCAATCACGTCAGGTGTGTTATTTGTTTCATCACAAATCACGACGAAATCAGTAATACCTCTCTTTGCTTGAACTCCACGAAGGAATGGTTCAACAATATTACGGAAGTTTGCTCTCGTAATTTCATCGTTGAATTCAAAGAGTTGTGTTCTTGCAGCAATTTCAATTCTTGCCTCTAGATTCAAGAATAAACGACGAACGTTAATTCTATCGAACGCAGATGCAATCGCTAATCCTGTCTTGTCACCAAATAATAAGAATCCACCGCCAGGTGAGAATATCACTGGGTTGATTCTCTTAGTGTATAAAGTGTCTCTCTGAACTTTATTAGGATTATATGCAAGTTTTACTGTGTTGAGTATATTTCCTCTTTGAGGCCCAGCAGGTGAGAACCAAGGGAACTGTTCCTCAGATGTTCTTGCCATCAATCCAGCAATATCACCATTTAATGGCATAAACTGGAACTTATTATTAAATCTATCAAACTGATACTTATAACCAGAATCAAAGACTGCGAAAGATGATGATGTAATTGGATCATAGAACTGAACAACATTAGTTGTTTGTGTCTTTGCACTTGTTACGTTAACAACTGTCTCTCTGTTTGGAGAGATAACTGCTAAACAATCCTTTCTTGCCTCTGCAATTGCAATCAATTTGTTTGCTTTTGCTTGTGATTCTGCTTGACTACCTGTGATGCCAGGGCCTTGAAGTAAGAAGTTGACTGCATATTCTGCTTCGTTCTCAAAGATTTCATAACCACCCATGATTGAACCAAGAGAACAAGAGTAACCACCTTCTGTACTTACACCAGAATAATCTTTACCACCTTGTAGTTCGTAAAGTATATTACCACCAAAGTTGAAGTCCACGTCTTGTGCGTCCTGACTCCAAGTGTTTTGAGCTGTTGATACTGGAGTAAATGCAGTTACAATACCAGATGCGATTGTTCCGTTTCCAGTTGCGATTCCGATAAAGATGTTATCAGAGTTCTTTGAAACAAAATCTTTATAGTAGATTGCATCTCCAAAGGAGTTCTTTGCGTCATCTGCCTTTGATAGGAATGTGAACTTCTCAAGAATTGCACCTGTTGTTCCAGAAATCTTTCCACTGTCATCAATAACTACGATATGTAATTCATCATTTGAACCGTTTCTTGCAGCAGAGTATCCACTTGTGCCTGGTTTTTCAGCAATCTCTTTCCACTGTAATGCACCGTTCTTCAATTGAATAAACTGGTTATCGTACCAATCATCAACTTGGAAAACTGTTGCACAAGTTGAAATACCAGCGTCAGGGTTTGCAATAGTTGAAGAACTACTTGAAAATAGAACGCCAGGGCCAGGTAAAGTATTACTTGTTTTTGTTCCTGTTGTAAATGCGAAGATTCCGTCCTCTGTGTAAGTCGCTGGGAAAATTGTTCCAGCAGCAGAAACACGATTTACAACCTTAACATCAACTGTACTTGCACCAACACCAGTAACAATACCTTGAATGTATCCGTCTGCGGTTGATGTTGTGCCAGGGCCAACAATTGTTCCACTGATAGGTTGTGTAACACCCATACCAACACTGATGTTTGCCACCACATGAGGTGTAACATGAAGTTGTTGGTCTGCAGCACCATCAATGTATGCAACTTTCATTCCGTTTGCATAACTGCCTGGGTTTCTTGCAGCTAATCGATATGTTGTAGCATCTTCAAAATTATTTTGATAATCTTGGAAAGATTTAATTTTAAGACTTGAAGTTGATCCAATACCTGTTGGATGTGTTGTAGGCATACCACCTACGTTTGCGTTATTTAAACTTGCACCATCTGCTCTAACGACTCTTAATATACCACCATACTGTAGATAGTTTGATGCAGTGTACCAGTATTCATACTGTCTATCATTACTTGATGGTTTTCCAAAAAGATCGATCATATCTTGCTCATTT